TACTCTCGGCATTCCTCAACTCGCTCGTAAATCTTTTTAATTGCTTCAGGATCGTATGCAATCTCAAAGCATTTTATTCTCTGCTCCTTTGGTACTCTCTCAAAGTTATGTTGCATTTCTACCGCATTCCTTACAATTGGGTTGTCTTCTATCTCTTTAAGCTTGTAGTGAACTCTTCTAACCTCATCCTCTACAATGTCGCTTGGTGTATCTACTAAGCAATAAACAAGATATGAGTTCCGTCTTCCTGTCAACTCCATGTAACCTTGCAACTGGAAATAATAGTCCTTGTTCGGTACATCTTTCTTAAACCACGGAAAGGTAGTCGCATCATAACTACTCTTTACATCAAGCGCAAAGTCTTCATTCAGTACGTCAGGCGTTCCAGTCAAGTATTCATTCTCATAAAACTCCTCGTTTTTTGACATTGCGCCCATCTTTAGAACCTCTTCGGCAAGCTCTATACTTGCATCTTCAACCGCTATACCCTTATCAATGGCTTTGCTCCATATGTCTTTGCTATATCCGTACATGTTCTCAATAGCATAGTCCTCTAAATAGCTTTGGCATGTCTTGCTCAATTGCCCTTTTGTTCTGCTGTTAGCCATTATCTTACCAATAGCGGAGCATCTTATCTTGAAATCTTTCATATCTTAATATCTTAAACTTACTTTGTTTCTATTTCTATAATTATATATTTCTTCTATTAATGAGACATACTGCATAACAGTTGTGCAGTCACTTAAAGCATTTGGTTGCGCTTTTAATTTATTCTTAAAATATTCAATATCAAAATTTTTATTAGGCAGCAATCTTATAATAGCATACACAAAACATCTTCTTTTGTAACCTGTATAAAATTCTTTCATTGATAAAATATAATCTGCATATCTACACGCTTTAGAATATTGTGTTATTTTAAATTTTCCTAAATTAAAAAATTCCCCCATTGCTTTTTCGTGTTTTCCTGCTAATAATAATTGCGTTTCACTATGTCCTAAACCATATTTTTTTTTAAAATTTTTATATGTTAAATAATCTTCGTATCCTAAATCGCAATATCCGTTCATGTAGTCATCAGCAGTCCAATTTTTTGAATTAGCATTTAACATTTGTACTTCTAAAAGACCATATCCATTTACAACAATATATCTTATTGGCAGTTGTAATTCTTTACAAGAAATAAATCTATGTTGTCCGTCAATTATTTCAAATTTTTCATTTACAATAATTACAGTAAACAAATATTTTTTTTGCATGCTTTGTTTTAATCGTTTAACGTGCAATTTATTTACGTTTCGATTTCCTTCTAAACTTGTGAATAAAGAATAGTTGTTAGTCATTTGCACTTGGTTACTATTGTTTACCATTGGCGCTTCTTTTGTTCTAAACATATATTTATGGTTTATTTTGGTTACTAATTTAATAATTCTAATTGCTTCTCGGTTAATGAATAGTTTTCTTTGAGTTTCTCGGTAGTATATTCTCCTCGGTCAATCATCTCTAAGGCAGCTTTGAAATTAGCAGCGTTGAGCTTCTTTTTCTCTTTCGTCTTTCCGTGAGTATTTGTTGAATCAGCATCTTTTGTATCGTCAATTAAGAACAATCCATTTAATGCGTACTTCCTTGCATAACTGGAAGAGGATCCAAAGCTCTGAGCTATATCCATTCCTTTTCGATTGATGTCAATACCAGCTTGCGCCTTTACAGCTTGGACTTTATTGCCGTCAGTTATCATTGCAGTCGCTTCGACATACATGCATCCAGCGGCTTCTTTTACCTCATCGGTAAGATTCAACACTAAGCCATTAAGCAAAGGCTTTACCGCCTCCATAATGTCTTCGCATGAGCGGTATTTGTACTTCCCAAAGTTGTTGTACTGATTCTTTGGCGCTTTCAGTTGTTGTTGGATTTCTCCAAGTCTTTCAATTAGTTTATTCATAACGATTAATTTATTTGGTTTATATAATTATGCGCTTGTTCATAGTGCGCAACATAGCGTTTAAAATTTTTATAGCTTTCTCTAAGTTCTTTTGATCCTCTGTAATCGCCTTGTAAAGCGCAACTGTTTGCCTCTGAGTATATCGCCTCTTTGTAGGTTATTGCTTTGATTAGGCTTAAATCAAACAGCCATCCATCCCCGATTCGCTCGTTGATTATTTCTCTACCTTGAATTTTGATTGATAAGATTCCAGCGGTCGCCGAAACCTCAATGGGTTTTCCTTTCATAATACGTTTTTAATTGTTAGTGATATAAAAATAATAAAAATATTCCTTATATAAAAATTATTCTTTTAAGGCTTTCGCCTTTTGTTTGTACTCCTCAATAATATCTCGCAGCTCATCCCTTGAATATTTCATAGTCTTATGCGCTTGCTCATGCAATTGGATTAATTCATCTGCTCCGATTCTCTCCTGGATTCCTATTTGATAGTTTAGCAAGTTTCCGTGTTTATGTTGGTTACAAGCCACGCACTGACCGTGTACGTTTCTCTCGTCAAATGTAACAGATTTATGCGTTCCGCTGCTGAAATAATGTCCAGCATCAAACTTATGACCTAAAGGCTGACCGCAAGAAACGCAAGGTTTTTTTTTGTCTCGCTCTCGGATAAATGTATTAAAATATTTTTGCGCTTTCTTCATTAAGCTTTGAACGGTTTCCAGGGTTTCCTTTAGTTCTTTTTTTTCTTTCTTCCAATTCTTGACCTTTGCAGTTTCTATCCATACTTTAACGCATTCAGGCTTAAAGCAATATTTTTGATTAAAGTGCTTGGCTTCAAATTTTTCTTTGCAGTTTTTACAACGTGGCATCGTCTTTTTGAAATATGTAAACTTCTTCTACGTTGCAATCTATGTTAGTGCATAGGTGTACGTTTATTATGCCGTCATCTTCTAAGTTGAAGTCTTCGTATTCGTGTTGCTCTTGCCATTTTATTGGCTCTCCGCATTGTGGGCATTTCATAAGTTAAATTGTTTTATGATTAATTCTAAGCACCGTACTACTATACTATTTCCAGCTTGTTTATATGCTTGGCTATCTGAGCAAGTCCAAGTAAAGGTATCGGGAAAGTCCATTAGTCGAAAGCATTCTCTTGGAGTTAATCTTCTCATATTGCCAGTATTTTTTTTTACTTTTTTTAACATTGACAAATACTCTGATGAAGAACCGCCTCTGCCAATAGCTTCAGTAAGAGTTCCGCTTACATGAGGGTCTACCTTTAACTTATCTAATTTATTTTGTTGATTATCATTTAATTTTTTAGTTGCAGATTTAATTTCTATTGTATTATCAGTAGGGCACAAAGCTGCATTTGCGCGTAAAGTGTTTGCGGTATCATTTTCGTTTTTTGGTTGCCATTTAAATCCTGTTTGTTTTTCTTCGTGTCTTTCTTTGTGTTTTAAAAAACCGTTTATAATTGTTTCACTTAAAAAATACTTTTCATCTGCTTCATTTTCAAGTACGTTTTTTAGTCGTTTGGTTAAGTGTTCTTCTTTTGCCCATCGAAAATTATTGTCTTGATCATAGCGAATGCCTATTATAAAAACTCTTTGCCTATTCTGTGGTACTCCGTGTTTTTTTGCATTCATTACTTTATAGTAAATATGATAAGGCACTGAATCTTCATAAGGAAACAATACAGGTAAACCGTTTACGCTTTTGCCTCCTAACATATTTACCCATTCTTTAAAAGTGTTTCCGTTGTCGTCTGACAATAGACCTTTGACATTTTCAAATATAAAATATCTTGGCTTGTTCTTCTTTATAAATTCGTGGCTATTAAAAAACAATAAGCCTCTTTTATCGTCTTTGCCTAATCGTTTTCCAGCTAAACTAAAAGCCTGGCAAGGTGGCGAAGTCATATAAATGTCTAAGCTTTCTTTTGGTATTTCTCTTTCGTAAACATCCTTAGGATAGTATTTAGGCTCTCCGTAATTATGTATAAATGTTTCTCTTGCAAATTTATCCATATCACAAGCGAAAACCTCATCGTATTTAATACCTAAACGCATTAATGCTTGATTAAATGCGCCTACTCCAGAAAAATCACTTCCCACCTTTATCATAATTCTAATTTAGCATCCTTAATAATTTCTTTTAGCTTGTCTATTTCGTGTTTATGCTCTGCAATAATTAATTGATTTCTAAAATTAGATTTGCATTCAATTCGATACTCTTGCTCAAATTCTAAAAAGACATTATGAAAATGCTCAATATCCTCTGCGCTTTCTTTCATTGAATTAATTAAATCCTTTCTTCCTGGATGCTTAAATTCTATGTCCTCAATGCTTTCTTTGAATTTGATTAGTACCGTTTTTAGGTTAATCTTTGCTTTTAATATTTCTAAGGTGTTCATTTTTCTTTAGCGTATATTTTATTGTAAACATTAGGAGCTGGATTCTCTTGCTCATAATATAGGAATTTTTCTTTGTCAAACCATAATATCAATTGACCTATCTGACCAGCGGAGCGAGGCTTGATTTTATTAAAGTTGATTATGGCTTGGTTGTAATTTA